CAGACAATGAGCAATCAAAACCACTCCCCACAAACTTTACATATTTAAGCGTCAGTTGAATCAATAGGGTTACCTAATACCGCTTGAACACTTATAGGCGTTCCGTTGGAATGAGTTCCTGTTGCGTCAATTTTAACTCTTACATATCTTGAGCTGCCAATATAACCTATCTGCGAGGTTTGAGGTGTCTCACCATTCGCGTCAAGTGTTAAGAAAATACCAGAGCCATCAACGCTTCCCTCTGTTACAGATGTAGAACTTGTAACAGCAGTAAAGGTTGAATCATCTGTTGATTCTTCAAGTATAAAATCAAATTTTACACTTCCAGATAATGTATCTCCTTCTATACCGGAGTTTACAATAAACATACAAGAGCCAAATCCTTTTGTATCAACTGTTGTGCCATCAGTGTCCGCTGTAAAAACTTTAGCGTCCTGGCAAGTTACAGATTTTACTCTATTACTAATATCTCTCATAATAATCCTCCGTTATGCAGAAATGTTTTGTAGTCTAATTGCTTCCGCAAGAACTACTGCACCGCCAACTCTACGCCTAGCGATATAACGTATATTTCCACTTGTTGCACTTGAATATGGGTCTCTCATGACTGACATATTTACTCTATCAACTACAGTATATGCTCTTGAGAAATCACCATAAGCAACTGGCTTTGCAGAGCCAGCAACATCAGGCATATCTTCTGCAAGTACATATGGCTTTCCTAAAATTGTTGATGGAGCACCGCCAACATAACTCATACTATTTACAAAGATTTTTTGGCCTTCAGTATCTTCTAATTTCAAGATAGCGCCAAAAGTTCCTCTGTTCATAACAAAGCGAGCATTATTCATATAATCAGATTTTATGTCATACATTAAATCTAATAATCCATTTGCAGTTAAAGCAGTTCCACTTCCTGAATTAGTGCTAGAAACTCCAGCGCCGCCATCAGTAAATCCTTGTGGTTGCCCTACTCCAGTTCCAGATACAAAAGCAGTACCTTCTCTTTTTGCAAATTGAGTACCAAATTCTTCTGACATTTCAGTTTCAAGATTAAAAGCAGAATCTTCTAACATAGCTTGAGAAATTTCAACTCTTGCATAAAGCTCATGCGCTGGAATTTCAAGAAGCCCAGTAGTGTAACCAGTGGTTTCTGACCTTGTGCCTTGTTCTGAAATAAAAGAAGCAGCAAATTGCCCAGTTCTTTTTGGTATTTCTATTCCCCTATTTGATGTTGTTCTAACTCTTGCAATAGAACGAATTGGAGATATTTCTGTTACGCCTTTAATTAAGTCAGCAACATATTCTGTAGGAGCATAAAAGCCGCCTAAAGTATCGTCTGATTCATATAAAGCTTTTCTTTCAACTTCGTCCATTTTTTCTGCACCAACTCTTAGCATTGAGCCAAAAGCTTTCATTTGTATATCAACATCTTTTGCACTGTTTCCTGTCTCCGGGCGAGCAAGAACAGTTTCTAAGCCTTCTAACTTAGTTTGTGCTTCAGCTAAATTTTTTGCTTGAATTTCAAGTTCCTGTTTGGTTTCAGCCATTTTAGAAATGTCGTCAACCATTTTGTCAACTTTGCTTTCAAGTTCAGCATTAGCAGAGCCTTTTTTTTCTATCTCTTTAAGACGCTTTGAGTTTTCACTTTTAAAATCTTCAAAAGCGCTTCCCAAATTATCTATAACAGATTTAATTTCTTCACTCATAATAAACCTCTTAATGTTTAATTGTATTAATTAATGCACTAATACTATCAACAACATCTCGTTGCTCATTTAATTCTGGATTAAATGATTTATACAGTACATTTGCACTTTGTTTTGCAACAGAATTAGTCATACCTAAATCACATAAGTAATTTTCTAGTTCTCTTACATTCATTCCAGCAAGTTTTACTTTCGTAACCTTTGCTTTTGGATTCATTGGAAATGTAACCATGCTAACTTCCATTAAGTCCAAATTAGTTATAGTTCTCTTTTTAAGCTTATCGCTATATTTATAATCTTCTGGGGAAAGCTTATATCCAATAGACATTGAATCAAGCGCGCCCATTTTCATAAGCTCATAAACTTCTTTACCTTTTTGAGTTCCCATAGCTAATCTGCCTTTAATTTTAAGGCCACGTTTATCTTCTTCTAATTTATCTATAACTCCGATTGGCTCATCAGTTTTATGTTGATAAAGTAATTTAATTTGTTTTGGTTTTTTATCGTAGACTGATTTAGAAAAAGCTCCGGGCTTAATTACATCATTTCCTAAATCTTTATTGTTGAATACTGAAGCATAACCTTCAAAGCTGCCATCTTCTTCAGTATCTATTTCTTTATAATCACATTCTAAGTCTAATACATCATTAATAAACTCAATATTATCTTCGGACATATTTAATAATCCCTGTCAAGTAAATGTTACTCTATTCTAGCAATTATTTAATATATATTACAAGCATAAAAAAAAGGCTGGAGAATTAGCGAAAACTCCAGCCCAATACTTAGCAACTTTAAAATTTATTCCTTTTTTCTATTTTCCATATTAAAAGCATGAAATACTTTCCATTTAGCATTATCAAGCTTCCTTATATCTTCAAGCCTAATATCAAAGCATTCACCAATATCTACAATTACATCATTTGTAATATCATATAATTCATTTATAGCAGTTTTTTGCTCATTTGTTAAATTCTTCATTCCTTTATTTCTTGCTATAACTTTTTTATTATATTCAATTTCCCAAGCTTCTTTTTTGTTTTTAGCCATTATGATTCTCCAGTAAATTCTTGCATTAATGTATACATAACATATCTGGGCTTATTTTTTTCCTCAACCCATATTGATTCAATGTCATATCCTTGCATTCTCAAGTTATAAATAATACTTGATAATCTAGTAGCTTTATATTTAGTTATAGCTTGCCAAGTATCAATTGTTCCATATCTTAATAAATGCACTAATATTGCTTTGCTTTTATTTAACTTTTTTTTCATAGTTCCTCCCGGTTAATTTAATTGAACTTTTTTAGAAGTATCTAATTCAGCTAAGCATTTATTATAATAAATGCGTTTATGCACCAATTCTTTTTCTTCGTGTTTACATTGAAAAAGCATATAACTATAAAAAAGCTCATTTAATGAATATGAAGAAAAGCTATAGCGAACTTCAAGTTTTCTGCTTGTATTTGTATAAACATATTCGCAAACTTGAAATCTGAATTTCCCAGATTGCTGAACAATTAGCTCATATAACCATTGAATATCTCCATGTTGGCAATCAGTAGTTTCATAAATTATATCGTCAGGTCTATCAGCTGTTCTTGAATTTATAAGGCTATCTTCAATAGTAGCTAAATTAAATTTATGATAATGAAAAATATTAGCAATATCATTTCCAGTTTCTGTTGGGTAGCCGTCCCAATGTCTATATAGCCATTTTTTAGTATTATCTTTTTCGTTAATTAAACATATATTTGCTCTAGTTCCCATAATTCCTCCTGTTAGTAAGTTATTAATAAAAATATCCAACAAGTTCCAATCACCATAGCAAACAAAATAATGCTTGCTATGATTTCCCAGATACTCATGTATTCTTCATGTTGATTGTGTTTATCTTCCATATTTTACTCCAAAAAAAATGGGAGCATTTCTGCTCCCCTATTGTTAGTCGATTTCTACAATCTCCCATGTAGTAGTTTCTTCGTTCCATTTTTCTATATCGTCAGTTTTAACGTCCCAAATACCATTACCATAGTGATAAGAATCGTAGGCTACTTTGGTTGCTTTTTCTTTTGCTTCTTTTATATCCTTTGCTTCAACATCTATTGATATTCTAAGTGTAACTAGTGTATCTACATTGTAACTATTATCCATTTTTTTGCTCCTGTTTAAGTTTTTGATTCTTGATTTACTTTGTATAATATATAAACAACTGCTATTGTTTGTAATGTTATACCTATTAAAATTATTAAATTTTCAACATTCATTATTATATTTTTCCCAACCTAATATTTTACAAATTTCGTCATAAGTTTCTTGACCAGAGTTTGAAAATCTATCGTAGTCCCAACCTAAATCGTCTAAGAGTTTTAATAATTCTTCAAATTGCTTTTGTGTTACTTTTTTCATTGTTGCCTCGCTAGTTTTTGTTAATATTTATATAGATATGTTTATAATCTATTTATATATAATATAATTATATACATATAAAGTACAATATTTATTGAAAATAATTTGAATATAAGCTTATGATTTATATGATAAAAACTGGAGTTTAAGAAATAATTTCATCTTCTTTGTCATAAAAAGTCAAAAAACACCTGCAATTACAAACATTTGCAGCCCCACCTTGTGAATCGCCTGGACTATTCATAAGTCTCGGCTCCGGGCCAAACTTTGTTGGAGTTACCACTGTAAACTTTTCATCAATAGGTTTTGTTTTTCCGTCCATTCTTTTATGCCAATTTCTTGAACGATTATCTAAAGCATTATTCCATTCTTTAACAGGTTGCGCTAAATCCAGATTTTTTGCTATTGATAAAGTACCTTCATTCATTGCATTATGTGTTTCAGTCCTGGCAATAAGTGTTGCTCTGCTTGTACTAAATGCTGATGATTTTTTTATATCTCTGCTAATATCATCAATGCTATCTCCATTGTTAATACCTTTTTGAATAGTAGCAGTTAATTTTTTTCTTGTTGTTTCAGATATATTTGTTACTTCAGCAGCAGTATGTAAAATTATATATTCTTCTATTAAAGTATTTATTTCATCTTCACTTTGTTTTACTCGTTGTTTAATTAATCTTCTACCTGATACTTTAATAACATTTCGAAAATGTGCAGCTAATATTTTATAAAGCTCGTCAGAATATTCTAAAAAAAATATATCATCAACAAGTAAACCTTGTTTATATTCTACCGAAGCTTTTATTGAAACTTTTTTAAATAGTTTTTTTAATTTAGCATTTAAAGATTTAGTTAACGATAAATATAATCTTAATTGCTCTCTATAATCTTTTCTTCTATTTATTTTTATTTTATCTGCCATTTAACATATCCATAGTTTCTTGCAATAATTCTTCTTGTGTTCCCCATTTTTTGCTAAATGTTTTTGGGCTAAAATGATATGCTTCTTCTGATGTTCTATGATGATAAGGGCATAAAGGAATTGTTTGTAAATAACTGGATTTTTTTCCTAATCTAAACTGGTCTTTAATATGGTGAATTTCTGCAGGCGAATCTGGGAAACCTAATTTTGAACAAACAATGCAGCCTAGTTCTGCAACATTAGCAAGATGTAATTTTATTTCTTTTTGTGTAGCCATTTATTTAACTAATTCAAAGTGTACTGCGTCAATAAA